GGCGCTGGCGCTGGCGTGGGCACTGTGCCAACGGGGGACATTTATTGTATGAGTGACATGACGGTGACGATGAGAGACCGGGCGCGGGCGGCTTTGCGTGGCTGGCGTATGCCCGACAAAGAGGGTGCCGGAAGGAATGCGCTGAAGGCGCGCGCCGCGCAACCGCTCATGGTCTGGCCTTCACATATTCTTGACCAGCCCCAGTGGAATATCGTCGATCTTCAGTCCTATATCACCTACGGCTTCAATCTCAACTCCATTATCTACAGCGCTATCATGTACAAGGCGCGCGCGGCCAATGCTGCCCCGTTGCGCGGTTATCACGGGGGGCAAGAATCGCCGGAGATGTTACCGGACGATCACCCGCTGGCGCAACTGCTGGCGCGCCCCAACCCGTTCCAGTCTGCCTACGAGTTTATGGGGCTTAACACCGTATACTTCAATCTGAGCGGCAACGCCTACATTTACTTCGCCCGGCAGAGGCCAGGCGACACGCCATACGCCATGTACACGCTACGCCCAGACTGTGTGCGCATTGTCCCCGGCAAAGAGGCGGAGCGCCCGGTGATTGGTTTTGTTTACGTGCCAGAGGGGGGGGCGCTGAACGACGGATTCCCCATTTTGGCTGACGATTTGATGCACGTCAAGTTGCCCAACCCCGCCGACCCCCTCAACGGGGCGGGCTATGGACTGTCGCCACTGTCGGCGATAGCGCAGTCAGCCAACGTAGACAATGACGTAACGAGGTTCCTCAAGGTTTTCTTTCAGAAGGGCGCGATGTTTCAGAACGTCATTAGCTATGATGTGCCGATGGTAGAAAAAGAAATGTCTGATGCGCGCGACCGCTTTGAAGAAATTTACGGGGGGGTGGAAAACTGGTCAAAGGTGGCCGTGCTAGATCAGGGCGGCAAAGTTCAGCGCCTCAATCCGACGTTTGAAGAAATGGGCTTTGAGGTCATAGACGCGCGCAATGAGGCGCGTATCTTGGGGCCGTTTGGTGTGCCGCCGATTCTAATCGGCACGAGGCTGGGGCTGACCAGTGCGACCTATTCAAACTACGAGCTTGCGCGTCAGGCGTTCTGGGAAGACACGATGCTGCCAGAGCTACGCCTGTTTGAAAATGAGTTTCGCTACTTTCTGGCTGGCAAAGATACCTTTGTGCGCTATGACATGTCTGAGGTGCCAGCCTTGCGTCGGGATATGGTGCAGTTGACCAGCGCTGCGCTAAATCTCTATCAGATAGGCACGCCGCCGCGCCTGGCTTTTGCGGCGGTTGGCTTGGACGTTGAGGAATTCCCCGGTGACGATCTGCCGCCCATGCCCGCTATGCCGGGCGCAGGAATGAGCGCGGCACCAGTGAGCGCACGCGCGGAATCCACGCCCGCTGAAGAGATGACCCCAGGGGGCGAGTCTACGCAGGAGATACCGGCCAATGTGGAAACGGTCATCGGTCTTAACGGAATCCAGATTCAGGCGGCGCTCAGTGTGCTAGAGCAGGTGGGGATTGGCGTCATTACGCCGTTGGCTGCCGTCGAGCTGCTAGTGGCACTGGGGATTGAGCGCGCACGCGCGGCCCTTATGGTGCCCAGTGCGCCGACTGTAAGCCGGGCCGAACCGGAAGAGGAGGGAGCGCAAAAGGCGCTTCCCCTTGACCTGCCCGCCCTCGCCGCACCCGCGCGCTACGATCCGGTTGTGATGCAGCACAAGATGGACACATTATCCGTGTCATTCGAGAAGCGTTACGGGGACATGGCGGCGCGGCTATGGGCCGATGAGGAGCGCGAATTACGGGCCATTCTGAATGGGGCGCAACGCGAGGCGCGTCACCGCAAGGCTATCGTAAACTGGACAACGCTCATGGGCACCATCAAGGATTGGTATGAGAAAGAGCGCCCGGAGGCGTGGCGCACCGCCTATGTGCCGCTGATTGAGGCGACGATGCTCGACGCCGGACGCGAATGGGCGGCAGCGTTGGGCGTACAGTGGAGCGTGCGCAATCTTCAGGGCGAAGACTGGTTCCAGCGGTATGCGCTCAAGTTCGCCGATCCGATTACTGAGGTGAGCAGCGAGCAGGTGCACCAGGTGCTAGAGAAGGCACTGGCCGATGGTTGGAGCATTCCTCAGACGCAAGAGCGGCTTGGCGTGGTGTTTCAGCAGTGGGCACAGGGCAACCTGACGCAAGCGGATTTTGAGTGGCTAGAGGCGCGAATGCCCGCGTATCGGCGCGAAAACATAGCCCGGACAGAAACGATAAGGGCGAGCAACAGCGGAGCATTGGAATTGGGAAAGTCGTGGGGCGTCAAGCGCAAGGGCTGGCAGGCGACGCTTGACGGGCGACAACGGGAAGATCACGAAGATGCTTTCAGACGCTACAGCGAAGGCGGCAATCCCGGCCTGATTCCAGTAGACGAGGCTTTTGTCGTGGGCGGCGTTCAGATGATGTATCCGGGCGATCCGGCGGGCACACCAGAGCAATTCTGCCAGTGCCGGTGCACGGTACTGCTCTACACGGACTAAGGCGCGTAAGCGCAGGGGAGAGCGGATTATGTACGAGGTATGGCGAGTAGGGGATAGCCGGCGCGACCTTGTGGAGCGTGCGCGCGACTTTGAGACGGCTAAGGCCCGTGCTATTGAGGCGAGCGTATTTCAGCCGCTGGTCTTCGTGGTGATTCGGCAGGGGTTCGGCCAGCCATTGGTCTATGCCCACAACGGCGCACTGCTGGCTAACCCGCTAGACGTGATAGGCCGGATCACGGTAACGCCCGCACCAACGCCCGCGCCCGCACCCGTGCCGGAAACGGGGGAGGACGAGAGCGTGGCACCGCGTAGTCGTCGGCGAGGGCCATCAGAGCTGAAGGGCAAGGCGCAGGGGCCACAAAGGTTCAAGCAATTCGACACACAGGTAACGGCCATTGATGACGATCAGGGCATTGTAGAGGCCATTGTCTCAGTTTTCGGCGTGCTCGATGAGGGGGATGATGTTATTCATCCGGGGGCGTTTATCAAAACACTTGCCGAAAACGGACATCGTATCAAGGTGCTAGATAGTCACAACAACCGCTCGGCGCTGAATGTGATCGGACGCCCACTAGAAATCAGAGAGGTTGGCCGTGACGAGCTGCCGCCCGGACTGCTGGCGCGACACCCTGAAGCGACCGGCGGCCTGTATACCAAGACTCAGTTTCTGCTAACCACGCCGGAAGGCCGGGGGGTCTTTGAGCGAATCAAGGGGGGGCTGCTGGAATACAGCATTGGTTTTGACACGATGCAGGAAGACCAGGAGCGGGCCGAGATCGGCGGCGAGAAGCATACCGTGCGCAATATCCGTCAAGTGCGTCTCTGGGAGTACAGCCCGGTAGTGTTCGGGATGAATCAGGCCACGACGACTGTTTCGGTCAAAGAGGCTTCTGGCGCAGCCGACTTGCCGCTGGCAGATCGGGGGCGTAACTGGGATGCGGCGGGGGCTGCGCGGCGCGTGCGCGCCTGGGCAAGCGATGGTGATGAGGTAGACTGGGCGAAGTATCGCAAGGCGTTTTTCTGGTACGACTCTGAGAATGCCGAAACAGTGGGCGCACATAGGCTGGGGTTTGCCGACGTGATAGACGGCACCCTGACGGCCATCCCGCGCGGCATATTTGCCGTTGCCGCCGTGTTGCAAGGGGGGCGCGGCGGGGTAGATATTCCTGCCGAAGATGTAACTGCCGTCAAACGACGTGTGGAGCGCTACTACGCGCGAATGCGCGACGAGTTTGAGGATGATGGTATTCGTGCTCCCTGGATCGCCGAAGAGGAAGCGCACGAGGGGCCGGGCGAGGCTAAAGAGGGGCGCGTGCTCTCGGTGGCCAATTTCAATCGGATCAGACAGGCTTACGACTTGCTGCATGAAGTGATGCAGCAGGCGGGCTTGCTTGAGGACGGGGCGGACGAACAGTCCGCCGAAGATCAAGACCAGCAGAAGGCGAGCAACGGGCCGTCTGGCGGCCAGAACGCACCCACCCCGGAGAACAAGGCCGAGTCTGCTGGGGCCGGGCCGCAGGCGCAAGAGACACCCAGTGGCAGTGAGTTGGTCTCTCTTATCGAACAGCGACTGACTGAACTGGAGAGTCTGCAATGACCCACAAAGAGCGTGTGGAGCGCATGAAGGCGCTCTACGCACAAGCGCGCGAGGCGGCGACGGAGGGCAATCCCGAATCGCTGCAACGCGCCGAGAATCTAATGAAGGAGGCCGATGACCTCAAGGCTCAGGTAACGCGGGAGTTGGACATTCTCAAGGGTATCGAATCGTCCGAAGCCTTGCTTGCCGGCCATGAGAATGCTTCTCGTCTGGCCTCGCAACCGGAAACAAAACAGAAGTTCGACTCGTTCGACGAGTGGATGGGGGCAGTATCTGGGTTCTATACCAAAGCGCGGCTTGATCCACGCCTGCGCATTTGGTCAGAACTCGGCGATGGTGCCCTGCCGCTCTTCAATGAGCAGAAGCAGATGGTCGAAAACGTTGGCGCGTCCGGCGGATTCCTGGTGCCCGTAGAGGTGAGTTCAAGCATCATGTCTATCGCGGCAGAGGGAAGTATCGTGCGCCCACGCGCAGAAGTCATTCGCATGACGCGCCGCCAGTATGATCGTGTCGTTCTGGATCAGACGGGCACGACAGCCAATGTCCCTCACTGGTTCGGTGGCATGGTAGCCTACTGGGGCGAAGAGGCGGCGGAAAAGACAATCTCGTCAGCCAAGTGGCGCACTGTCTCGCTGGTAGCCAAAAAGCTGTACGGGTACACCCGCGCCAGCGACGAGCTGGCAGATGATGCGGTGATCTCGCTGAATGACTTCCTGGCGAGCGAGCAGGGATTGGCCGGGCTGATTGCCTGGAACGAGGATTACGCCTTCCTTCAGGGGAACGGGACTACGCAACCGCTCGGCGTTATCAATGCGGGCGCGACCATCACGGTTGCACGCCAGCAAGCGGGGCCTGGGGTTGATCCCGTTACCTACGAAGACCTCACCGCGATGCTTGAGGCGCACCTCGAATCGCCGGAATCCGTTTGGGTTGCGTCTATCAGCCTGAAGAACGTGCTGATGAATATGACCTATCCGAGTGGGTATCCGACTCCGGTGTGGCAGCCCAACGCGCGCGAGGGTATGCCGGACACGCTTCTGGGTCGCCCTCTCATCTGGACGGAGAAGGTGCCGCTGGCTGGAAACGCAGGTGATCTTGGTCTGTACAACTTCCGGCACTACCTGCTCGGCGACCGTCAGGCCACCACCATCGCCTCAACGAACGCGGAGTATTTCAAGTACGACCAGATTTCCTGGCGCGCGGTACACCGCGTGGACGGTCGTCCCTGGTTGTCTACGCCCTTCACGCTTCAGGACGGCACGACGCAAATCTCGCCCTTCGTGATTCTGGGCGCGAAGACCACATAGGAGGCTAACCCATGTACACTGCACGGTTTTCAGAGCAGTGGGAGTTGATCGACGTTCTGTACGGTGATGCCGTAGCTGCAAACACCGAGAAGAATACGGGGGTCAGCAACCTGGGCAACTATCTGCGAACGGTGATTATCATTCACCCGGTAGACGTGAATGATGCGCTGGACGTGGATATTGAACAGGCGACTTCAGCGTCTGGAGCGTTGTCCACTTTTGACAGTGGTAGCAAGGACGTGACCATTGCCACTACAGATGACGCCCCGACGGTGATCGAAATCCGGCATGAGGAATTCACCGCCGGATACGAGTACCTCAACGTCGAGGTGACTACCGCCAACACTGGCGGCGGCAACAGCGAGTACGTTGTCGAAATCTGGGGGGAGCCTGCCTACAAGCCAGCCTCCACTAGCAATCTAGAAGAGGTTGCCGACTAGTGCCTGCTCACGCATGAGAAAAGGGGGCGGGGTATTCCGCCCCCTTGAGAGATTGCCATGTGGGTCTGTCTGCGAACGGTCAAGAATCTGGTTATCAAAGGGCAGGTGCACCACTATAAGCCTGGCGAATGGGTTAACGTCGGGCGGCAACTGGCGCGCGAATGGATTGCTGCCGGAGACGCCTATGACTTTGACCAGACTGGCAAAACGGGAGATAAGACAACGGGCATTGTGTTGTTTGGCAACGCGCCGGGGGACTGGCTAGACCGTCTGCATTCGGCGATGAGCGTTACCGTAGTTTCTGGAGACATGCCAGACGTGCCATTTGCTGAGACGCTACTCTACAGGCCGGAGTTCGAGCTACGGCTCGACCTGATGCTGACCGGCTTCAAGCTGCTCCAAAGGTGGCAGGTTGCCATACCACTGTGGAACTATGAAACGCTGGCCGCGCAGGTGGGCACAGAGGAAGAGCGCGAGCGGACGAAGGCGGTCATTCGCGACTTGCGAGTGCCATTGCGCGACACACGGCTGGTATTTATGCGCCGGTGTGCACAGACGCGCGAGCTGACGAATGTCTGGCGAGAAGAGTTGACAAATAGCACAGATGAGCGGCTCGCCTTTCTGAGGGCGCTGTATCGTATCAAGCCGGTCATCTGTGATCTGCCCGCGAGTTGGACGGGAAATGTGCGGGCATGACTGGAATATATTCGCGGGCCATTGTCTTCATGCTCTGTTTGCTTATTGTGCTGACGGTGCTCAACGTGCTATTGGCAGGCAGGGGGGCAATGGAAGACCTTGCTGACGGCGTGTTTGTCTCCGTGCTTGTTCTCGTGTTTTTACGTGAGACGGAGCGAAAGTGACGCGCGGGGCAGTTATCGTCGCCTATGGAGAGCGCGCTACCAGTGCCGCCCAACTGTGCCGTGAATCACTGGCGGCGGCGTGCCCTGCCCTCCCTGCCCTGATCTACAGCGAACGGGTGGGCGGCCTGACGGACGAACAGGAGTCGCGCCGGGCGAAGGTAACGATGCTGCGATGGACGCCCTATCGTCAAACGCTCTATTTGGACGCCGATACCATCGTATGCCAGAATGTAAACGCGGGGTTTGCCATGCTCGAAGACGGAGCGGACGTGGTTATTGCGCCGAGCACCAATCAGGGTGATACGTGGTTATGGCACGTCGGGGCAGAAGAGCGTGCGGCAACGCGCGAGGCGCTAGGCTTTCAGGCGCTTCAGTTACAGGCGGGCGTGCTGTTTGTGCAGCGCAACCGGCGCACGCGGCTTCTGTGGCACCGTTGGGAGCGTGAATGGGCAGCTTACCAAGAGCAAGACCAAGCGGCTTTTTTGCGGGCGCTGCATGAGGCTCCCGTCAGGCTATGGCTGCTCGGACAGGCATGGAACGGGGGAGGCGTGATTTCGCATCGTTGGGGAGCAATACGGAGAGGCAACTGAAAAGAAAAGTGGACACTCATGCGGATTAACGTAGTGGCGCGCGAAGGCGCGGATGAACGGGGAACCATTCTGCAACGACTGGTGCACGAACTGGCAACAGATGCCGCCTTTGTCGTGTCTGAGGCACCCGACCCCACCGCCGACGCAAACCTGTTTTTCCCGTATCTAGAACATGCGCGTTTCCCTGAGTTTCGCGCGACGCCGACGGCGGCCTGGTTTTCTCATCTAGACGAGGGGCGTCAAGACAAAGAGATTTTCTGGGAGCGAGCGGCGAGGGCTGTTGATCTGCGCCTGACCAGCGCGCAGCTTTATGAGGCGCGCCTGGCGCACTACGGCCTAACCGCCAGGCTTACCCCGCCGCTGGACACAGAGCACTTTCGACCGAGCGCGCGTCAGCAGCACGAGCGGCGCGTGGTGGGCACGTCGGGCTATGTGTATCCCGGCGGGCGTAAAGGGGAAGAGCTGCTTCGTCGTTTGGCGCATGATTTCTCGCAGTGCGACTTTGTGGCGAGCGGGCGGGGCTGGCCGGTGCAGACAACGCACTATGACTGGAACGATATGCCGGACTTCTATCGCACACTAGATGTATATGTGTGCACCAGCAGCATTGAGGGCATAGGCTACGGGCCGCTAGAAGCGATGGCTTGCGGCGTGCCTGTCGTTATGCCGCGCGGCGTGGGGATTTTTGACGAATTGCCCGATCTTGAAAACCTTCATCGCTACGCGGCGGGTGACTATGACGGGCTGCGCGCGGCGCTGAGCGCGGCGCTGGGGCGACTGGCGGAGGGGGGCTATAACCCCCTCAGTCTGCGCTCAGCAGTGCAACGCTACACACGGGAGGCGTGGGTTGGGGCAACACTGCGCGCATTTGAGGCGCTGCTTTACGACCGCCCGCTCATACCGCCGCGCTCGCGCTGGGCAGATAGTGCGGGCGTGTTTTATGTCGCCTATGGAGAGCCAGCGCGAGATTGTGCGCGCCGGGCGATTGATAGCTTTAAGCGGCATATGCCGGGAGTGCCGGTAGCGCTATGCAGCGACACCCCTCTTGGTGCGGGCGAAGACGTGTTTATCAGGCACACAGACGAAGACGTGGGAGCGCGAAGCGTCAAAACGCAGATTTACGACCTCGCCCCGCCAGAATGGGAGTTTGTGCTTTACCTGGATGCTGATACAGAAGTGGTCGCTGATATAGGGTTCCTGTTCCAGGTGCTAGAGGATGGCTGGTCACTCGTCATAGCCTACAACCCCGCCCAATATATTCTGGCGCGCGAAATGCTGCGCCCGGACAACGCGGACGAGTGCAAAGAAACGTTCGCCCTTATCGGGACGGATGAGATCGTGCAGTTTAATGGGGGCGTGTTTGGATTTCGGCGGGCAGACCATACCGCGCGCTTCTTCCGGCGATGGCATGAAGAGTGGACGAGATACGGGCGCAGAGATCAGGCGGCGCTTGACCGGGTGCTCTATACAGAGCCAATCCGAGTCTACGTGCTCGGAAACGAATTCAACACTATCACGCGCTATGTGGATAGCAGCCGGACGGCGGGTATTTTGCACTACCCCCTCACCGCCCGGCGCTGGCGGGGGATGTTGCCGGGGCGATTGGACAGTGACGAAAGTTGGGCAGCGCTTCACCCGGCATACCGACCGGAGGGTAAAGCATGATCACCCTGGCCGTTGTCTGTCGGCGCAAGGCGTTTGAGGAGACCCGGCTTAAGCTCGGTTGGTGGTCATACGGGGTGCGGGGACTGGACTGGTTTTTTGTCGCTGTTGAAGATGGACAACCGCTCAGTCGTAGCGCGCTGGCGAGGCAGGGGGCACAGGCTATCGTTTGGGAAGACTGGTCATATCCACAGTGGGCGCATGACGCAAACATCCCCCTCTTTGCCGTGATAGTTGATAGCAATACGAGTAAACGGCGGCGCGCCAACTATCTGAAGCGCGCAGGTGAGGCCGATGCACTGCTCATTGACCAGGATGGCCTTGACCGCTTTATGGATACGGGCAAGCCCGCGCACCGCTGGCAGTATGCCGTCAATGAGCGCGTTTTTTGCCCACGCCAGAAGCTGGTTGACGTGGCCTATCACGTAGAGCGCACGCCTGCGCGCGCAGCATTGGCAGAGGAATTGCGGACATGGGCACGGGGCACTGCGCTCACCTATACCGACGGCGGCGGGCGGGCGATTGCTCAGTACGCCCAGTTGATCGGGCAGGCACGAGTTGTGATACACAAGGCGACGCATCCGCAATGCCGCTCTCACCGTTTCTTTGACGCGCTGGCGAGCGGGGCGTGTTTGTTGTCAGACGTGCGGGCGTCTGTCCCTGAAGACGGGTTTGAGGCGGGGAAGCACTATCTCCTCTATGGGGATACGAAAGACCTCATTGAAAAGACGGAGCATCTGCTGGCGTCTGGCGAATGGTTGCGCTACGCCGAGCGGGGGCGAGAGTACGTGTTGGCGCATCACACGTGGGCGCATCGGGCGGCAGAGTTTGCGGACATTCTGCAGGGGTATGGCCTTGAGTAACGAAACGCTCTTACAGCTACACGGAACGCACGAGGAGCTATGGCAGCAGCTTGAGGCGCGGGCCATTCATATTCGTGCCACTATCCTACAGGTGCATGGCAGCCTGATCGAGCATTATCCCAAGCGCGAGATACGCGATTACGAGGCAGCGTTTCTCTGGTTGCTGGCGCGACAGTACGACTACGACGGGGCGTTGATTGTGGAGATTGGCACTTGCTGGGGATGGACGGCGGCGGTGATGCAGAGTGCCGCGCCACGCGCGCGTGTGCTAACCTGCACCCCCAATCACAACCACGTCATCATCGCGCGGCGCAATCTGGCAACACACTATCCGCGCGTGGATGTTTTTGAGGGGCGCTCCCTGGACTTGCTGCCCACGTTGGCTGACGGTAGCGCTGATATGGTTTTTGTAGACGGAGATCACCAACGGGTGGCGAACGACTTGCCTTTCTACAATAAGCTGAAAGTGGGCGGGCTAATGGTGCATCACGACTACTGCCCGGAGTGGTGTACTGGGCCGCGCCCTTGCCGCTGGGTGTATGAGACAGTCAACGATTTTAGCGCACGGCTGGCGCATGAACCGGATGTGCTGCTGGTAGATCACAGTCTAGAGGGAATGGCCGGGCATTACCGGCGAGAGGGAGAGACATGGCCGACTACTGCACTCTCGCTGAACTGAAGGCGCGTATTGGCAAGACGTTCACGGTAGATGATACAGTGCTGACCGCGTACATCACTGCTGCAAGCCGCACCATTGACCGGCTATGCAGACGGCCTGACGGCTTTGTGGCGCTGACTACCGCGACGGCGCGCACCTATACGGGGAGCGGCAAGGCATGGCAGCGCATTGATGAATGTGTGGAGATTACGAAAGTTGAAGCCAAAGGCAGCGTGACAGATAGCGATTACGTGGAATGGGTGCCAGCAGACTGGATGGCGTTTAGTGGCGATCCGTACCGCCCCGACTTCAATCAGCTTCCCTACACGGCCATCATGTGTTCGGCAACGGGGAGCTACGGGGCCTTCGTGGGCGGCCTCATGACTGCGCGCGGAGTTCCAACCGTGCGCGTCACGGCTAAATGGGGCTATGCGACAACGGTGCCCACGCCTATCAAAGAGGCGTGTATTGCGCAGGCGTCGCGCTGGTACAAGCGGGGGCAGGGCGTCTGGGCTGACACGGTAGCCAATGCTGAGGTTGGGGTGATGCTTTACAGCAAAGAGCTTGACCCGGACATTCGTAACATTCTTGTGGGCGGCGGATACGTGAGAATGGCACAGTGAGCGAGGGACTATGACGCACAAACGCGAAACACACCGAGACGTAGGGTTTGGGCGCAGCGACGCTAAGAGCGTAACCATCCCGACGGGAAACAACGGGGGGAATCTGGAGGCGCTCAATCTTGGGCGCAACTACGCCTACCTCGTCATCAAGTGCTCAAACCTGACCGGCATTCAGGCCAGCACCAGTCTGACGGCGCAGGTGGCTTATGATGACAGCGACGCGCTTTGTACTCTGTATGAGCGCGATGATCCGGCAACGCAGTGGAGCAAGACGCTCCCTACATCTGGCTCGGCGGCCTTCTGCCTGGTACACGCCCTGGGCGCGCAGAAGATCAAGCTGGGGCTGAGCAAGAATACAACGGCAGCCGTAACGTTCACCGTGTACGGGTTTGCCGAAAGCGTGGCTGGCTGATATGCCAGACCCGATCATCTCTGTTGAAATTAATGGGCTGAAAGAAACCAACGCCCAAATGGAGCGTATTGCGCGCGACTTGGGCGGCGAGCGGTTCCTTGACGCCATGCGCGACGCGACGATCTGGGTGCAAACAGACGCCAAAAGGTACGTGCCAGTAGACACGGGTCGCCTGAGAGCAAGCATCACGCCAGAGGTACGAGCAGAGGGGCAAACAGTATGGGGGGTGGTGGGCAGCAATGTACATTATGCACCATACCTGGAAACGGGAACGCGCCCGCACTGGCCGCCAATGGCCGCATTGGAGACATGGGCAGCACGACATGGCACGACGGCATTTGCGGTGGCACGTTCCATCGCAAAGCATGGCACCAGCGTCTACGCGCAGCGGACTCTTGGCACAAAAGGGTTTCGCTACCTTCAACGCGCTCTTGATACCAATGCCGATCGCATTCGGGCGCATCTGGGCGACGTGGTGGGGGAGATTGTAAACAGATGACAGCGACGCTAACGGCTCTGGTAGAGGCCGTGCGCGCGGAGATGGCTGGAATCTCCGGCGTGGTTGCGCAGGGGGGCGCGACGCTCACTGAGGGCATTGTAGATATTCCGACGATCCAAATCACGCCGGAGAGTGGGGAGGGAGCCTATCATAGTCGCACCGACCGCAATACATTCGGGAAGGGACTCGCACTACGACAGTGGGTGATCAACGTGGACGTGTACGCTCGCCAGCGTAGCCATATCGCAGAGGATATGGCGGCGGTGACGACGCAGGCTGACGCCGTGATTGCCAGGCTGGACGCCAAAGCGACTTCACCATCGTTTGGGGTGAGCGGAGTGCATACGTGGCATTACACCTGGCAGCGCGTGGTATTTACCTACGGCAGCACAGAGGCGCGCTACGCAGGCATTCGTTTCGTTCTGACGTTTCTATGCAGATAGCAGGAGTGATGAAAGATGACGGCAACAACGACTGAGATCGTGGCGACGAACTGTGTGATTCTGTTGGATAACGCGGCCAATGTGCTGACGGACATCAGCGGGTCGCTCAATAGCGTCAAGTTCTCGCCGAAAAACGGCATTGCAGAGTGGCGGGTATTCGGAGACCAGTGGAAAAGTCGGAAGGTGGTTGGCAAGGACATGCCTGTGTCTATCCATGCCATCTTCACGACGGCGGCGGCAGAGGCGGCGCAGTTGACTCAGGGCTGGTTTTTTGGCGGCAATGATAGCCCTCGCTCTCTGATGATCGACGTGCCAGACTCGCAGGTTGGCGCATTTCGCCTATACGGGGAGTTCGTGCTCGACAGCTACGATGTCTCATTGGACACTGGGGCGGACGACGTAGTGTACGTAGACATCGAACTGCTGCCTGACGGCGAAGTGCAGTTTGCGACAGTGGCTACCTAACGGAGAGGCACATGGCGAAACGACTGGCAGTCTATACCATCCCGTCAGATAGCGTACAGGGGGAGGGGAGCTACGTCAAGGTGCGCGCCGTTACGCGCGGCGAAAGCAAGGAGCTAGCGCGCGTTGTGGGCACGCTATCCACTGAGGAAAGCATTGCGCGCGAAGACAAGTTCCTGGCCGAACATATCTACGAATGGAACTGGGTAGATGATGATGGCGCACCGCTCCCTCTCCCGTCTGAAAGCCAAGACGTGCTCGACCGGCTGACCATTCAGGAAAGCAGCTTCCTGGCGGAGGCCATCACGGGAGAGAAGACACAAAAAAAATAGTCCGCCAGTTTCGCGACTGGGTGTTCACGCGCGGGGCAGTTGATCCACCAGAAGAGTACATCGAGTACAAACTCTGCCACGAGGTCTATCACTGCACCCCGGCAGAGCTAGACGAGCAAGATTCGTTCACGGTCAACTTGCACTGGGCATTCTATGTCGAGGAACTGGAAGAGCAGAATCGTCGGGCTGGCAAGGGTCGCGCGTGAATAGGCAGGGCGCAGCATGGCGCAAAATACCATCGAGATACTGATCAAAGCGACTGATCAGGCAACCGGAGCTATTCACAAGGCGGCGGGCGAACTCACGTCGCAGTTTGACGCGCTGGGCAAAACCGTGCTCAAGGTTGGCGCGGGTGCGGCGCTGGGCGGCCTTGCCGCGCTCGGCTCCGGGATGGGGGTTGCCATCCATGAGGCAATGGATGCAGAGGTCAATATCGCCAAACTGAACGCGGTGATCAAGGCGACGGGTGGGGCGGCGGGGCTTTCCGCCGATCAGGTCTTGGACATGGCCGACACCTTGAGCACCGTCACGCGCTACAGTGACGACGCGATCCTTTCCGGCCAAACGATGCTGCTCACTTTCACCAATATTGGAGAGGAAACATTCCCGCGCGCAACCGAGACAATGCTAGACATGTCCGAGATGTTTGGAGGCATTGAGACGGCCAGTGTCATGCTCGGCAAGGCGCTCAATGACCCAATACAGGGCGTGACGGCCTTGCGACGGGTTGGCGTGCAGCTGACAGACGAGCAGGAGAAAATAATTAAGCGGCTCGTCGAGACGGGTGATATGGCCGGGGCACAGGCCGTCATTCTTGACGAGCTACAACGGCAGTTTGGCGGGGTGGCAAAGGCGGCGGGGGAGACTCTTTCTGGCAAGTTGACCATTCTCAAAAATCGGCTGCTGAATGTCGCCGAAGCCATTGGCATGAAGGTGCTGCCTCCCATTTCAAGGCTTGTTGATAAATACCTACTGCCCGGCGCTGTGCGCGTTGGACAGATGGCTGAGGCCCTAAGTAAAGCAGCGGGCTATATGCGCATGTTCGGCGCGGACAGTGAATCGGCGGGCTTTATTCTACAATCCATATTCGGCGAAGGAATTGGGCGCGCCATTCAGTCAGTGATCGTAGCCGTCGAGAAGGTTGCCAACGCTTTCCGGGGCCTCATCACCGAGACGATTGTGCCGTTCGTCTCTAAACACGCCGAAGAATTTAAAGGCGCGCTGATTGCCATTGGCGCGGTGCTGGCAGGGGCGGCTATTTTCAGCGGCATTATGGCGATTGGCGGGGCGATTGGTATGCTCATCGGGTCACTGACGGGGGTTGGTGGTCTAGTAGCTGCCGTTGCATTGCTTGGTGCGGCATGGGCAGGAGACTGGGGAGGTATCCGGTCGTTTGTTACGGACACTGTATGGCCCAGGCTGAAGCCGGTTTTTGACGAGATCAAGACATGGCTGGAAGAAATAATTCCGACTGCGACGGACACCCTGCGCGCCTCCTTTGAAAATCTGAAGTCCGCGTTTGAGGCGGGCGGGCTTGGCGCAGTGGGGCAGTTGATTGTAGATAGCCTCAAGGTTGGTGCGGGCGTAATTTACAACTGGGTCATGGACAA